ACTACGAACTACTAAACAAACTAAGCAAATGACCGGAATTGAATTTGAGGACTGGCTCGAGGAGCTAGAAGAAGCAAAGCAGCCAACCTGCAACATCGAAAACCCAGAGGACTGTGAAGCCTGCGGTAGCTAAAAAGATGACCGTAACCCAGAAGTACAACTCCATGAAGCGTCAAGCGGAGGAGGCCGGGATGCGCGTATATGAAAAGGACGGAAAGCTTAGGGTCGTCCGTGTAAAGAAGAAGAAATGAAACTCAAGAAGCTAGATAAGAACATCATGGTGAAAGCCCCAGAAGGCCACCACTGGATGAACGACGGAAGCGGTCGCTTCTACCTGATGAAGCATTCTGGTAAGTTCGTCAAGCATCCAGGCGCAAGCCTCGAGGCTCCGTTCCGCCTAGTGACCCACGATAAGCCATCAACAGCTAAAGAGCAGATGGCTATTGGTGCTCTGATGAAGGCAAAGAAAGCCTAAAGGGTTCTTCTCCATTCATCTTTCTATAGAGACGGGCGACCAAAAGTCGCCCTTTCTGCGATAGAGCATAGCGCACTCGGTAGTTGAACTTGTTCTCTTCGCGGAAAAACATATCCTGCTCGGCGTTGCTTGGGGACAGCTTGTCGAAGTGCTTGTACACCAGTCCAAGCTCTTTGAGTTTGTATAGCTGTTTCTTCCGCAGCTGCTCCTTGCTGCGCATCATTGCCTTCCCTACGTAGTCCATTGTCCAGAACTCAAGGTCATAGACAAAGAATAGAAATTCTATATCTGTGGAGTTGAGCCCGTAGTTGAGCTCAGCGTCCATATATAGGAAGGTGATGTTCTTCAGGTCGTTTCTCTGAATGAACTTGGGGTCAATTTTAGAGAATTCTCTGAAAAGCTTCTTTCGGCTTACCCTACTTTTCGGCATATCAGTATCTTTGTTTCAAAAGTACTAATATGGGAAGTCTTAGCGGAACTAAAATTAAAGACACCTTCGGGCTGCTGTTGAAGCTCGCCACCTCTACGGTGTCTGCGTCTGAGCAAGTCGTACAGGATGGGTGGAGGCGTTGATGCTGAGCTCAACGGGTGTGTTTGTAAAGCGCAACCTCAGCACCAATCCAATCGGAACAACGTCGGTAACGGCCAACTCACCGCTCTCTGCCACAGGAAGCACCATCGGCGTACTTCCTGCCAGCTCGCTGACCCCACTTACGGAGGCGACCGCTGCAAACGCAGATAAGTTCTTGATTTGGGACGAGTCAGCAAGCTCATACAAGTACATTACTCTTGTGGAGCTGTCCGACTATGTGGTCAATACCGGAGCTACTGTTGTGCCTAATATGTTTGTGGCCAAGCCACAGGCTACCGCAGCACTCGGTACCGCGGCTACAATGATTAGCTTCGCAGAGCTTTACAGCGCTGCAGCAACTGGAATGGTTACAGAGGCCACCTCTTCAGTAGCCTACGGCGGAGCAACGGCAAGCATCTCTTTGGTTGACGCAACAAACATCCGAGACAACATCCGACTCAGCTCGGAAGGTATGTACGACATTACTGCTTGCGTAGAATATACTATCTCTTCAGGAACCCCGGACATCACCGTACAGCTCTACATTAACGATGGAGCAAGCAGCGTGGTGCTCATAGAAGACATCGAAGCCACCAAGACTGGAAAGCACGTGGTGACTCTTAGGTACTTCTACTATGCACCAAGTGGCGATGTTCCAGTGGATATAGCCCTGCGATGCTCTGCAACATCGGCTGCAACGCTTACTAAAAACACAACGGTTACAGTTACTAACTTAGGCACGTTATCATTGCCAGCGTAAACGTGACTAGAGAGCAGCGAATCGAAATGTTCATCCTCGTAAGAGAGAAGATGGACGAGATTGCCGACATTGTAAAAGACCATAATGCCGGACCAGACTTCATGGCGACGTACTGCTTCGGTCTGGCGTGTGACGAGGGAACCGAAGACGGCCCTGAGAGCTACGAGTTCCTCGCCGGGTACAGCGTAGACGGAACCGAAGAACTCAACATCATGTTCAACGTAATGGCGCACAGCTATGTGTCAGAACAGAAGGACGACGATGACGACGACGACTTACCAACCAACTCAATTGAATACTGGTTAAACAAATAATGAAATTCAAATGGAACTTATTAGAAAAATCATCGTGGGGCAAAACCCCAAAGACGCCATGGCATACTTTGTCGGGCAAAAGACAGGAGATTCTGTAGTCGATTCAATTATTCAAGACGAGCGAGCCTTAGCTTTGCATGGCATTCGCCGTTATCTGGTCTACATTTACAATTCCGAAAAGGGCACTATGCTCTGGAAGACCATAGACGAGATGCCTTGTTTAATTGAACACGATTGCGACTTCTAATGAAACCGATTAGATTCTTTGTTGTAAAAGTACCCAAAGCCGTCAACGATACCATTGAGATTGCCGGCCAAGAAATGTATCTGGACACTCGCTTCAACGAGTTCGCTCACCGCGCATTTTCAGGTGAGGTGGTGGGTGTGCCGGAAAGATACAAGACAGGCGTGTCCGTAGGGGACACGCTATACTTCCACCATCACGTGCTGTTGGGTGGAAACCACATGGTATATGGTAACCAACAGTTTAATGAAACAAAACACAAACGAGGTCAGTTCATCTTTGAAGACAAAGACCTTTATTACGTCGGATGGGATGGAGGTTACGACCCACATAGCTGTCAGGCCTACGCATACAAGAGCAAGGAGACGGGTGAAGTACGTCTGCTTGGCCATTGGATATTCCTGGTACCAGCAAAGCAGGAAGACGAACTAACAAGCAAGGTTCTTGAACTAGTTCAAAACAAGAAGCCATACAACCAGTATGGCTATGTGCGCTTTGGCTCAGACCGTTTGGAGGAGCTCGGCCTCAAGCCGGGCGACAAGGTATTCATCCAAAAGAATGCCGACTACGAAATGGAGATTGAAGGCGAGAAGCTGTATCGTGTGGAGATTGCCATCGAGAACATGATTCAGGAGATACAGAAGCCTGTCGACCAAGAGCTGTCCGGCTCGCAGCGAAAGGCTGAGCTGCAAGCAATTAAGCAAACTGCAATTGACGCTAAAGAACTAATTGTTGAACGCGAGAAGCTACAGCTTCTGGTAAAGCAGCTTAACGAAAGTGGAGAAATCAAAGAAGAACGAGACTACTCAGGAGGATTCGCAGAGCAATTCTCAAAATAGCGAGTGGGTCTTTATCTATTGGGATAGCTGATGGCTGGATTAGTCGAAATAGAAGACGAGGTAATCGTCAACATCTGTCCGCGAGGAACGGCCGGGGACGTTGTTACCTATGGAGACCTAGCCATCCAGCTTCCCAAGCAACCAAGAAAGCAAGACATCTTATTCCACGATAAGCCTAAAGAGCAGCAGATGTGGGCGCGTCAGGAGATGCCTGACGAGCTTCGTCGCATCAACTCAATGGAGGAGTGGATGACTATGCCTGAATCCTTTAGAAAGAAATACACCAACTACATCCAACAAGAGTATGAGCGCAGACGCACCGGACTATGGTTCTTCAACAACGGAGTACCTACTTACATCACCGGAAACCACTACTTTTTTCTGCAATGGGCCAAGATTGACGTGGGTTACCCGTCCTACCTTGGGTTCCAGCGAGAGCTATTCATACATCTTGAAGCCTGCAATGTAGACCCGAGGTCTCTAGGGCAGGTGTACGTCAAGTGCCGACGCTCTGGATATACCAACATGAGCGCCTCTACCATCATCAACGAGGCTACTCAGGTGAAAGAGAGGCTGTTGGGTGTGATGTCAAAGACAGGTAGCGACGCACAGGAGAACATCTTCATGAAGAAGATAGTCCCCATCTACAAATCACTGCCGTTTTTCTTCAAGCCAATCCAGGATGGTACCACCAACCCACGGATGGAGCTCGCCTTCCGCGAGCCATCGAAGCGAATCACCAAGACCAACAAGACATCGCAGCGCGGCGAGGCCCTCAACACGGTAGTCAACTGGAAGAACACCACCAACAACGCCTATGACGGTGAAAAGCTGCACGTCCTGTACTTAGATGAGGCCGGCAAGTGGGAAAAGCCTACCGACATCCGTGAATCGTGGCGCATTCACCGCACCTGTCTGCTCGTTGGTCGTAAGATTGTAGGAAAGGCCATCGTTGGTTCTACGGTAAACCCGCTTGACCGCGGCGGCCGACAGTTCAGAGACCTGTATGAAGCCAGCAACCCAGCGGAGCGCAACGAAAACGGACGCACCAAGAGCGGATTGTACTCAATTTTCATACCAGCATACGAAGCACTGGAAGGATTCTTTGACAAATACGGTCAGCCCATTGTTGATGACCCAGAGGTACCAGTTTTTGGTATAGACGGAGAGAAGATTACCATCGGAGCACGCACATTCCTAAAGAACGAGCGTAAAGCGCTGGCAAACGACAGCTACGAACTCAACGAGGTCATACGTCAGTTCCCATTCACCACAGCAGAAGCGTTTCGCGACAGCTCTAAGGCGTCGCTCTTCAACGTGCAGAAGATATACGAGCAAATCCAGCACAATCAAGAACTGTACCCAAATCCTGTGCTCGTTGGGAACTTCGTTTGGAAGGATGGAAAGCAAGATACGGAGGTGTATTTCAAGCCAGACCCAAACGGGAGATGGCGCGTGGTATGGATGCCGCCGCATGAGCTCAGAAACAAGCAAGGTCCTCAGAATGATTGGCTAGGAGTAGGAGGCGTTGACTCCTACGACATTGACGTAACTGTTGACGCAAGGAGCTCAAAGGGCGCCTGCCATATTTACAATAAGTTCAACCTGCAGTACCCAGCCAATATGTTTGTGGCGGAGTACGCATCACGTCCGCCTCTCGCCAAAATATTCTACGAGGATGTGCTGATGGCTGCAAAGTTCTACGGCTACAGCCTTCTTATTGAGAACAACAAATATGGAATTGCTCGCTATTTTGAACAGCGTGGATACGACCATTATCTGATGGGTAGGCCTGAGCACCTAAGCTCAGGCTACGGCAGCACGACAAAAACAAAGGGTATTCCGTCAAACTCACAAGACATTATTCAGGCTCACGCACAGGCAATCGAAGCATACATCCATGCACACGTAGGCCTTAACGAAGAGACGCTGCAATTTGGTAAGATGTACTTTGAGAGGACATTAGAGGATTGGATTAACTTCAAGGTCGATGACCGTACCGCTTTTGACTTGTCAATCTCCAGCGGACTTGCGCTTTTGGCAGCGCAAGGAGCGACGGCAAAGAAAGAAAAAACCGACTTTAACGTGAAAAAGTTTTTTCGTCCGGGTCGCGTCATCTTACGCTGAATCAAATAAGTATATTTGCATATTAGCCCGCAGTGGATATGCAAAGAGATTATACAGCAAAAGGCCAGTCTACATTCCCCGACCCGTTAGCGAGTACGGAGGAAAAAATGGCAAAAGGCTATGGCCTTCAATATGCCAAGGCCATGTATGCACAGTGGATTGGCGTTGACTACAACAATTCACTTTACGGTCGTCGGTTCAATGAGATGCAGAACAACCGCGACTACGCACAGGGTACTCAGGATACGTCAATCTACCGACAAATCCTAAGTTCTCTTGATGCAAACAACGGTGACGGAACGATGCTTACGCTGGACTATACTCCAGTGCCCATCATCCCGAAGTTTGTTCGCATCGTAGTAAACAAGATTCTTTCTCGTAAGCCGTACCCACAGGTACAGGCTATTGACCCATTGTCTCGTTCCGAGAAAGACAAGAAGAAAAATTCAGCTGTCCTGCGCATCGAAAACAAGTCGATGCTTCAGGAGGCTAAGTCGCTTGGTCTTTCGCTGAAGGTAGACCCGGACGCTTTGCCCGACACCCCAGAGGAAACGGAAATCTTCCTGGACACCAACGTCAAGACTGACGCAGAAATCGCTGCGCAGCTCGCCACGGAGATGACCCTCACGTGGAATGACTTTGACGACGGCATCTACCGTCGTTGCGTGGAGGACTTGGTTACCTGCGGTATCGCTGTTACCAAGCGTACCAACGACCCTAACTACGGAATCCGTGAGCAATATGTAGACCCTGCATATTTCATCCATAACTACACGGATGACCCCAACATGGCGGACCTCACCTACGCTGGACACTTCCGCACGGTGACCATCATGGAGCTCAAGCGTTTGGCTGGCAATCAGTTTACGGAAGAGCAGTACCAGCAGATTGCTCAGACGGTTATGAACCGCTACGGAAACGACCCGCTGCGCTACAGCACTCAAGGGTACAACTACGAGACCATCAGCAATCGCTACCGCTACGGATACGATGAGTTCAAGGTGCAGATTATGGACTTTGAGTTCATGTCTGTTGACGACATCGTATTCGAGAAGAAGGAGTCCAAGTTTGGCAACGTAGGATTCTACTACAAGGGCAGCACCTACAACGCTCCGCAGCAGTCGGTGTTTGACCGCGAGGCAGTGTACATGAAGAACGCCACCGTCTACGGCGGTATCTACATTGTGGGCACAGACTTCATGTTCAACTACGGAGTTCAGAAGAACATCCCGAAGAACGTACACGACATCGCTCGTGCTCGTCTTTCGTACTCTTGCGTGGCCACCAACCTGCGTGGCATGATTCCAAAGTCAATGGTGTCAAGCATCATCGGCTTTGGTGATATGCTTCAAATCACGCACCTGAAGCTTCAGCAGTCTATCGCCAAGGCTAAGCCTGATGGTCTTATCATCGACATCGAAGGACTGGAGAACGTACAGCTCGGTCGTGGTGGTGAGCTCCAGCCTTTGGAGATTCAAGACATCTATGAGCAGACGGGTGTATTCTACTACCGCTCTAAGAATCCAGAGGGCGGGTTCCAAAACCCGCCTGTGCGCGAAATCGGAAACGCTATTCGTAACGTAGAGCAGCTGATTGGTTTGTACAACCACTACCTGCGCATGATTCGTGACGCTACGGGAATCAACGAAGTCGTTGATGCCAGCACTCCTAAGTCGGAGGCATTGGTTGGTGTTCGTGAGCAGGCTATCGCCGCTTCGAACAACGCTACCTACGACATCACGCACGCTGCTCAGGTACTCTACAAGAAGGTATGCGACGACATCGTACGATGCCTTCAGGTCATTCCGCCAAAGAGCATCATCTACAAGGTATACACTAACGCCATTGGTGAGACCAATATGTCTGTTCTAACATCGTTTGATAACCTGTCGATGTACAACTTCGGCGTGGTGGTCATGGGAGAGATGGATGACCGCTCTAAGATTTACCTTGAGCAGAACATCAACATGGCCCTTTCTCAAAAGGAGATTGACCTTGAAGATGCGATTGCTATCCGACAGCTAAGAGACCCGGAGCAGGCAGAGCGCTTGCTTGTGGTGCGCCGTAAGAAGCGCATGAAGCAGCGGATGGAAGAGGCTCAGCAGCAGGCTCAGTTCCAAGCTGAGGCCAACGCTCAGGCTTCACAGGTAGCTGCTCAGTCAACGATGCAGGCAGACCAGGTGAAGGCTCAGCTTGAGGCTCAGAAGATTCAGCTTGAGACCCAGGCCAAGGCGCAGCTCATGGAGCTGCAGCACCAGTACGACATGGAGCTTCAGAAGCTCAAGAACGAAGCTGTTGTGGGCTCACAGATGGTCAAAGGTCAGACGCAAGAAAGCCTTGACAACATGAAGGAGAACCGCAAGGACGCTCGTATCAACAAGCAGGCAGAAGCGCAGTCTAAGCTGATTGCACAACGCAAAGGGGAAGAGGGCGCCATGCAGCCCGACCTAGGCGAAGCACTAATGAATGTTTAACTTTGTGATATGAGCAGTTGTTCCTCCAATTCAGTAAACTTAGACAACGCGAAGCAGGTAGATATTACCTGCCGTCGTGGAGATACATTTACGCTAGAGATTAACTTTTACGACCCTAACGGAAACCCAATCAACCTAACTGGTTACACTTGGAAGATGGACGTTTCTGTTAGCGATAACGTAGCTCCTGTACTTGACGATACTGCATTTACCTACACGGGAAATAGCACTGGAACACTATACGTAGCAGCCAGCGCTGCTACGATGTCTACCATTGCTGGTGGAGTTTACATCTACGGACTTCAGAGTACCGATGGTGGCGTTGTAAAGACGTGGATATACGGAACCTTTAACGTAAACGAGGACGTCGTTTCATGAGTTCTTCAGTAGTAGTAAACGAAGTAACCACCTCGGTCGTTGTAAACGAAGTCGAGACCTCTGCTATTGTTTTAAAACAAAAGAATAACACGGTAA